TTTAAAATAGTTGTCATAAGAAAGTTTTGCAAATTTTGATTCAATTGCATTAAATTCAGCTGGATATTTTTGCTGCATATCTTTTAGTTTGTTCACAGATATTTCACTGGCAGAACCTCCTGCATTAGATTTAATTCTAAGTGTATTTAAATCCCTTTTAATATCATCAAGGGAAAAAGTGGCACCAAGTTTAAATCCATAAGCAATTCCGTTGGGTGTTATCTTAGCAGCCTTAACTTCATAATTTTTACTACCTACAATCAAATCAATACCAGCCGATCCGCCACCGCCTAATCTTGCATCATTAATTAAAAAGTATAACGTAATCTCGCCTGGACCGATACCTTTGAGGTTATATTTATGAAGCTTTTTAAAGTTATCCATGTTTTGATTTTTTAATGTAGTAATGAGTGTATTTAATTTTCCCATATCAACGACATCAATGGTTTTTGTGATGTCAAATTTTGGAAAGAAATGCATATTAAATAGATATTGGATTTCTTTTTTATGTTGAGTTTTAGTAAATTCAGTCGGACTTATATTAAATGCCGAAACTTTGAGAGCATTATTAATGAATTCCATATTTAAATCAGCCATTGCAATCTCCGACTCTGCTTCTTCTTTTATAAATTCTCTAAAGCGTTTCATTAATACCTCTTAAAGCAGCTTTAGATTATTTATATAAAAAAAAGAGCCAGAAGGCTCTTTAGGTTTTTTCAATCTCTCCGATGAGAATATAATCTCTATCGCCTGTAAAGATTTCCGTAAAGATGCCAAAGAATTTGTTTTCATGGGTGATACCATTCAAGACCAAGTAATACTGAAATTCATCCTTTACTAGGTCTTCATCCATGGTTCGAATGTCAAAGCCAAAACTTTCAAAGTCCCATTCCATGGCTTCAGCAATTGTACAACCATAGTCTTTCATCATGCCAAGAATACGAAGAATAAATGCGTCTAGTGGATCGTTCATTGTAATTCCTCCGTGCAGTCACAATCTGCATAGTATTCATCCATAATTGAGTAATAGGCAATCTCAGCATTTGCAAGCCAATGGCCAACAAACTCTGCATCCATTACTACCCAATAGGCAACAGCTATGTGAACCGCAGCAACTGTGATCATAACGTCACGGACAATTTTTAGCATATCAATCATTGGAAGATCACTTTCATAAAGGCGATGGAATAGAAGAAGACGGGAATAAAGGCAAACAGGACAACAACTCCCGCTACATCCTCAAAGATTTCCCAGAAGGTGGCAGTCTCAAGATAGTTCATCATGATTATTTATCCCAATCGTTTTCGGTCATTCGTTCTTGCACTGATCCCCACACACATAGATGGGCAATCATGCCTACTGCCACAGCCCACATGGGAATGAAGAATGGTGCAAATGCCCAGACAACACCGCCAGTAAAGAATGGAGCAGATACAGTCCAGAGAAGATACGCTGTGAATTTCATGGTCAGTTCTCCTTATGCCAAAACAAATGCTACACGAAGGACTTCGGCTTCTTCGCCAGTTGCCTCCCAACGAACTAGCATTGTTTTGTCGTTGATCATCTTCAGGACAGTTGCTTTGTTTCGTTTGAAAGCAGATGCAACAACCGAACCTACTTCGATCTTTGTGTTGATTTTGTTGATTCGTTCTACATTGGCATTCATGGTCAGTTCCTTCATTGGTTACATTTACTTTATAATATAAACAAAAACCATTGTCAACAACAAAATGCAATTATTCCGCATATTGTTGATAAACTTCTTGAACAAATGAATATGGTGCTCCAGATAGACGCATCGCATTGAACAACATACGATCTTCATCTGGTTCGGTCACGCCCAGTTCAAGCATTTGTGACTCTTTGATGGCTTCACGAATTACTTCTAACAAAGTAGTAGGCATATTGTATGTCCTTTACACGTTTCATAGAATCAATATAAACATTTTTTCACGAATGTCAACCACAAAGATGCATTTTGTATAAATAGTAGTATGTGGGTGCGGATAGTACGTGAAACAACGTAAGAGGCAAGTGTGCAGTATATCACAACAGGAAAAGTCAGGGTCGCATCTCGAATGCCGGTGGGGTTCCGCCTGACACTCGTACCAAGCTAGGAAAGGTCATCAGAAATGGTGACCTTTTTCAGTTAAGCACCTCCTTATATTTGTAACAAAAGAATAATGGTGTGAATCCATTGAACCCACCACCAAGATTCAGTGTCCGTGCCAGTTTACGAGCACTTTCATTATCCTTCTTGATGGCCACGATCAGATTGGTACCACGTTCGATCACCTCATGCAATACTCCATTTTGTTTAACAGTGTAACTCACTTAAATCCTCCAAACTTTGGTTTCCTTTTCTTGAGGTCAAACAACTCACCAGTTTCTGGATTAATAGCGTGGACGTCATCATAATTTTGTAGATCCATAACTGGTTTATCCTCGGCTTGTTTCTGGTCGTTCATCAGACCCTTTTGAGCATTTTCTTCCACATTGTATAAGCGCATTTTTGATCTGTCAATACCCACAACAAATCTCTTGTATGCATTAATGTCACCCCAACGATTCTTGAGTTGTTTGACCATGATCTGACCAAGTTGTTCCAATTCTTCAGTTGAAATAAGACCAAACATAAAGTCAGCCGTTGCTGGTAGGCCAAACGATTCTGATGTATCAGTCAGGTCCATATCAGAATTACCAAAGCCTGAACGAGTAGTCTGGGTAGCCGAAACAACTGGCACATTAAACTCAACAGCAAGACCACGTAACTCTTCAGCAATTGATTTGATCATTGTGTATGAATTGACATTGGCGCCATGACGAAGTCTTGAACTCATACAGATATTTAGGTAATCAATATAGATAATATCTGGTTTAAAGTTACGTTTCAGTCTTAGATCATTCAACAGATGCCTAAAGTGTGCAGAGCCGGCAGACGCAGTTGGGTATTCCTTGATAATCAGTTTACCTGTAGTCTTGCCCTTCATACGGTCAATCTTTTTGACATAAACATCCTTTGGTAGTGTCCGAAGATCATCAAGTGATACATCAAGAAGATTGGCATCAATCCGTTCAGCAATTCGTTCCTCAGCCATTTCCAATGTGATGTAAAGGACATTGAGTCCATCCATGAGATTTGATGCAGCACAGTGACACATGAACAATGATTTACCAACACCAGTGCCTGCAAGGGCAATGATGAGTGCCTTTCGTGACACACCGCCCTTTGTGATCTTGTTCATCAGGTCAATATCAAATGCAATTTTGTCTTCTTTTTTGTGATAGAAGTCAAATCGTTCGTCTGAGTTTTCAATAAAGTCGTGACCGATGGCACTATCGAATGATACACCAAGGGCAGCTGATAACAATTCAGGAATAGAACCTTTATCGGCAGTCTTATGATTACCATCAAGAATGAGGATAGACTCACGCACCGCATTATATACTGCCTTGTCCTGACAGAACTTTTCAGTCTTATCAATCAGCCATTGTACATCAGTCTTTTCATCATAATAAAGTGAACCAACTAGTTTAGTCACGTCGGCAAATTGTTGTTGATTTAGATCTGTAAGTTCACCAATCGAAATATTCAGTGCTTCTTTTGTAGGCAAACCATTATATTCATCTACATAGTCAACGATAGATTTGAAAACAATCTGTTCGCTTTTATCATGAAAGTAATCTGATTTGATAAATGGAATTGTTTTTCTGGCATACTCGTCATTATTCATAAGTCCAGATAGAATTGTTTGTTCGATCATATGTCCCTCATATAGTATTGTGGGCGGAGAAAGATCCCCGCCCTTTAGAATAATTATTCAATGTCTTCGTCAGATTCCTCTGGTTCAACAATGGCAGCAGTGGCTTCAGTAAAATGAGCCTTTGTTGCCATAGTATAACGATCTTGGATGTGTTTTGCAAAATCGGTCTTCTCAAACATCATAATCCAAAACTGACTATTGTCAACAATATCCTTTGCACGAAGCATCTTATCCGATAGGATCTCACCAGTAGATGGGTCCATAGGTTCATACCAACCAACTTTTGGTTTACGTAGATAACCACCTTCTTCAGCTACGTCCATCAGACCAGACCACTTAGAGATACCACCATCAAATGTCACAGTGATTGGAATCTTAGACTTTTCACGGACATGGCGAGACTTTTCAATATTGATTACGAAGTGATAACCTTTGATCTCAGTCCCGTCCTTCTCTTGTTGACGACCAATGATCCAAATAGCATCTGCCGAGTAATAAGCCCCAGTACCACCAGACACAATATCCTTAGGATATAGACCAATCTCTTTATAGGTATGATTGACTGCGATCAGAGGAATATCCTTGAGATTCAAGTGCGGTGTAACCATACGGAACAATGATTTCATCTGTTTAGCACGAGACATATCAGCAACTGATTTTTCATTCATAGCATCTTCAACTTCTTTCTTTGA